CAGTGGGCGCAGCCGCTGGGCTGGTGTCACTGCGTTTAATTTTTAGTACATTAGCCATTAGAAAAATCCTCCATTAAGTGTTTTAGTGTGTAGTTCTTGTTCGTTTAGCGTTCCGACAGCGTCACCTTCAATGCCGAGAATGGATTTTATGTGTGCTGCCTTATCCCCAGCGTTAGCCACATAAGCATCATACGGGGCCAACTCAATCGCCCTCTTCAAATGCCTCTCAGCCTTACCCGGCCTACCCGAATTTTTTGTTCTGGCTATCGCCATAGCTGGCGAATTATAGCACTAAGAATCTTTTTCTGTTAAATTTACAGAAACATTATTTTGAACAGGAACAATCACATGATCAGGGATCATGCCTTGGAACTTTCTTTTTTCCTGTGGCTTATCAAGCATCTGATTGCTGGCCATTTTAAATATTAGCTCAGCATTTCTGGATATCTGATTAGCTAACCCAGACCCAGCTACTGCGGCTTTGATTTTTGTTTCATCGTCCGTATTATTCTTGGCCACATCCATTGCCACATCTAACAACTCGTCCAGCCTGTCATCTGAAACAAGAACCCTTCCCAGAGCGACCCGTATGGCCCCGGCTTGTTCTGCTGCGATCCCGACATTTCTAAGCTTCTTTACGGTTGAAGCCTTGAGCTTGGTCATTCCTAGCTCTGAAGCAGCCTCGTCAATCTCATCATCCTCAAGGCGGGACTCAATATCATCCCCCTTCTGGATAAGGTTGGGGTCTTTTATATCTGGGCCAGATATCGGTTCACTTGTTTCGGAGGGGGTCTCCCCATCCGAACTCCCTTGAGATTGGGCCAATTCCGTTTTCATTCTCTCTAAGCCAGCAGTCTGTATTATACTTTGCCTTTAAAGGCATAAAACACAAACAGCCCATTACATTACCGCTTTCATCAATTGTCTCCCTGCTTCCACAGGTCTTTAACTGAGAATGGTAAATCGGGCATTGCTTGCATTTCTTTAATCTCGCCTTGTAAAGCCCCTTCCTCTGGGGTTTTAAGTTGTTCCTCTCCGTTATCGCTGACAACAAAAGCCGGGACGCTTTGAGGAGCCGTTGGCCGCACTTTCCCCTTGGGGATAAATGACACCAGATACCCACCGCTTGAGCGACCGCCGCCCCGAACTGCCGCGCACGGGATAGTCGTTTGAGAAACATACCTTGCAAAAAAATCAAATATTTTCTTGGTGTTCTTTTTAACCAAACCAAGGAACCTTTTACCATATCCGTTAGCTCCTAGACTAGCCCTCTTGGTTTTCTCGTAGTTTCCCGTAACCCTATACCACTGTCTGTTTACAGATATGTCCAAATTCCAACCAATGGTGTTAGCCTCCTTGTTGAACTCGCAAAGATCGGTGTTGAATGTTTCAGAGTTCCACCCTGCGTTGAAGAGATAAGGCTCAATCAAGGGTTTCGGAACCAACTTTAAAGACGGTATCAGCTTTGGAAATTTCGAGTGCAGTATCTGCTTCCAGTTTTTTCGGTAAGGAAAGGCGTGTATCTGGGCAAACCCTAAGTTTATTGTCCTGTTTTCCTCCACCAAGTAAGCTGGGGCTTCTTGTATTATGGCCATCCACACAGCCTTCATTACGGCTGGCCTAGCACCAGTTCTTCTGGCTACCCAGTTTATGAATTTCGCCGCCTCTGCTTTGTTTTTCTCCTCGTCCGTTTGCTCTCCATAGTCTGTATGTGTTGCCTCAACCAACTGGCCTCCTTCTCCGCTTCCGACTGCTCCTTGTGATCCACCTTCAGGATCGGGCCGTACTCCATCATTACTAGGCGTTGACCCACTGGAGACGGATTCGGTAAAGCCGCGCTTTTTATCATCACCCTCCATAAACCTTTATGTTCCTTTGTAAATATTTCCAAACCTTCTTAATGTGGCACTTCGTGGCGCGATGTTATTTATTGTTTGACAGTCTGGCAAGTTAACTTTAGGTTCCCCCCCAGACATATTTCTGACGAAAGAGAATGAAACGTCAGCGAGGCAGAGGGGCGTTCTGAAAAAGACTCCCGCCCGTAGAAGGGCATTGATACCGAAACCTCGTTAAACCTCAGATCGATGCGTCCCTTATGGGGATGACCGCCATTGCCTCGCGCAGAGTTACTTTGCTTTTGGAATTACAGGATGACCGAGTTCCGCCAGTCTCAGCATAGCAAAGATGTTCCGACACCATGACAACCTATACGAACATGGTTAATAACTACTCCCTCCCAGTAGGGAGTAGTGTGTCCTCCCCCAATCCTCCTACCGAATATAATTAAACCTGTTCTGTTATTCTGTATAGGGGGGTTATTAAAAACCCCCTTATTTAATTGAGGTACATATGAGGTACGCATTAACGAAAATAAACATGAAAATAAGTTTGGCATTAAATGTAAAAAGATGTAAAAACCTCTTGCCACAATGTGTCACTATGTTATAAATCGTGACCCCGGAGACGGTAGTGTTTATTTCTGCGATATTTGCAGCGACTTATACTTCTCTCCTCTACCAGAAGCGCCGACAGTCTGCTTAGATTGTCTGTTTCTGAATAGAAACAGGAATAGGTTAATCGAGATTTATGGTTCTTCTGCTAAGGATAGCTTAGAGGAAAACACCATGATGACCCAATCTGAGGTTGGGGATATCATGGGAATATCCAGACAGAGGGTTCAGCAAATCGAGATTATAGCGATGGCTAAGGTCAGAGCTTATTTAATAAAGAACATAGAAACGAAAATAAAGTTAAGCATAATGAATCAAGTTGCAATAGTTGGTAAGGTAGTAAGAGACGCAGTAATTAGGGAAACCAAGAATGGGAACCCTATGTTAACTGTAACACTCGTAACAGAGAAAGAGGGAACCGAAGACCGAACATTCCAGACATACTGGGACGTTCTTAGCTTCGGGGATAAGTCAGTTTCGTTTGCCGACAAACTGAAGGAAGGAGCCTCCGCTTTCGCTACTGGCGAGGTTTCTGTTTCGACATACGATAATAAAGAGGGTGTTACTAAATACTCTCTTAAATGCGTTGGTCAGGTGGGCGTGGTCGGTGGAATCCCTAAAGAGGATACTGGCCCAATGTTTTAGTTGACATGGTGTCGCAGGGAATCTGCGGACAATGGAGGTTCTGAGGTATCCTCCACTCTGAAACACGATACTAAAACATGGATAAGTAAGGGGGCATGGTGTCTAGGGAGACCCTAGAACAAGGTTTGGTTGGCTTCGACTGCTGCCTATAGAAACACTCCTTTACTTATCCTTTTTCATAAATGCCAGATAGCGGAAAATCCCCTAGTGAATTACTGAACCCCGGCAGCATTGCGGCCACAGGTAGGGGGTGTCTTTGCCCTGTTCCAGATAATCGTAATGGTCGGGGCTGGCCCGGTAAGGACGGCAAACCTGTGTTCTACCTCAGCGACGAATGTCCTATGCACAAACAGAAAAATATGCCCAATGGGAAAACTAAACAGCCTAGCCAAAGCAGCGTCTGACTTCTACGAGGTTCCGCTTGAGGAACTTAAAAGCAAACGGCGTGATGCGGTTTACACAAAACCCAGACACAACTGTCACTGGATAGCGAGCGATGCTGGATACAAGAAGTCAGTAATCGCTAGATACTGGGGGATTGATCGCACATCAGTCCACTACGGAATAAAAATAGTTAACAAAAGAATTAAAGATAAACACGAAAGGGAAGAACTAAAGCGTTTCCTGTTCTTCCTGAAAACAAACCTACAATGAGCCTACTAAGTAAAACATTACACGAAAAGCCCACACCCATGAACGATGTTCAATTAACTTCCCTGCAAACAGAACAGTTACTAGATAAGTTAATTGATTCTGGTAATGAAATCAGCAGTAAAAGGTTAGCCTTGTTATGCCATAGCGCTATGGGGTTAAAGACCAAAATGGGACTAGAGCGAGTTATGGTGGCTATGGAAGCATGCAAGCTGTTCGACAAGAAGCAATCTGATTACGGTAGTCGCAATATCGATTCCTGGGGGGAGAAAAACATGAACATCCTTGGCATCGGCGTCCGGGTTAATGATAAGATACAACGCCTAGTCAATCTCACTAAGAAGAAGATTGGCGGTGATGGAACCCCGGAAGTAGAGGACGAGAGCCTATCAGACACAGCAATAGACATAACGAATTACGGGGCGATACTTACCCTTCTTCTGGAGGATCGCTGGAAGTAGCTAACGCTACTTCCGTGGTTAAAGAAATAGAGTCAATTAAAAGCGAGCTTGCCTCTTATTTTAGCTCTATGGGTATAAGCGAAGTTACCTTAAATGAAGAGACCATAGATGAAGTCCTCGACATGGTGGATACTGATGCAGCATTTGAGATCGGAAGAGTCGTAACCTTAATAGACCTCTTCAGGCAGCTTCACCTCAAACCCCTTATTCCTTGGATTCAGAAGCCAGAGAACAATTAGCTTTAGGTGGAACAACCCTACAATGATGTAGGGCGCTACCGCCCCCCTTGTGTAGCTGGGCAACAGTTCGCAAGGGGGGAAACTCTCCAATGAGCGACAGACTAACAGCAGATGGATTCGACGCCGCTATTGTTGGCGTAGCCAGACAGGGGCCAAGTAACGAGCTAACGGTATACAGCTACGATAAGTGTATCGAACTCTTAAAGAATGACGGCATGACAGAGGAAGACGCCATAGACCACTTTGAGTTTAATATCGTTGGCGGCTGGGTTGGCCCAAGCACCCCGGTATTCCTAATGCCAGAGGACTATTGTGAATCATGCTATTGAATCAGCCACCAACGTGGTTGTTGGCTACATCATAAACGTGTGCCTTGTTTACTGGGTTCTCCATTGGATGGGATACCAAATTCAAATAGGCCAAAACGCTGGGATGAGCCTCATCCTAGCAGGGGTGGCTTTTGTTCGTGGCGTTTGCATTAGGAAACTATTCAGTAAACATGTCCGAGACTAAGATAGGCATTAACGCCATCTGTAGGATGCTGGCCCCATCCCTGTCACACACAAAAGAAACGTCCGTAGAGAGCGTTGTGGGGGCAGTACGGGCCACCATTAAAACCCTCAAGGCTGACGGATTTGTCTTAGACAGCCAACCAACTGTAAACTACGCAGTGAAGAGGGTTGATTATGAAATTAAGCAATACGAAAAGGCCATCAACGGTAAAGGTGCTGGGGCTTCTGTACACGGTTGAGTGGGTTGAGTCTTGCTCAGGTGGGGATTGCCTCGGCTGGTGCGATAACAACGACCTGACAATAACCATAGTCTCTAAACAGCCTGACACCGCCTTAGCCAACGTCTTCCTCCACGAAGTAATCCACGCAATCAACTGCTCAATGAACATCGAGGGCGTAGACGAAGAGAAGCTAACAAGCAGATTAGCCAATGGTCTGTGCTCTGTGTGGGTAGACAACCCTCAAGTCTGGAACTGGTGGTCGAAATTGCTGAAGAAAAGGCCATCAACTAGGAAGAAGCCTTAGCCTGACTCTTCCTTATCTTGTTCGCCTGTTTTAGAGCGTTCTCTATTATAGTCACTGCCCTATCACTTCCAAATGAGGCCACCTCATTAAGCGCATCCTCTAGGTTCCTAATCAATTCCGACATAGCTCGGACAGCATACTACAAACCCCACACCCAAGAGAGGACTTTCTGTGGAAACTTTCAGAAATCTCGAAAGGGCATATATATAGTATATGAAGGACGGGGCTGGTCGCCCCGCTCCTCCCCCCTCCCCTCGCAAGATATAGCCAACAAAGCCCACAAACAAAGGCCGAAAACCTAAGCAAACAAGCAAACGCCGCAAAAAGCCAATGAAAAGCGCCTTTGTTAAATATTATTAAATATTAATCAACAGGTTTTATGCCATGCCTTGAATATCTGGCTCAGATATCCACGCGGGGGGAATAGATATCGCGAACGCGGAAAGCTTTTTTCATCGGTAGAACTTTTTCACTTAGTGTCAACCAACGAGGCGCTACTAGCGAAGATGTTCGCAGAGATGCCATCAGGTTACAGAGTCCGCTACGGGCAATAGGGTGAAACAAACCATTAACGTAGCTGAGTGAATCAAGTTGAAAGATAGTTGCCAAAGTTTAATAGAGTTCGCTTTTATCGGTTTGAACTCGGCCTTAGCAAGCCTACTGAGGGTATCGGTTAGTAAACTTGTGAAGCAATAGACGGGGATAGTCTTGTAACAAATCCCACTTTGACCCACTGGCTTTGATAGCCGTGGGTCGAGACGCCCGGCCTTGGCCGGGTAACACCTCGACCCGTGGCTTATGCGAGTGACTCAATCGTCCCGGTCTTCTCAAAAGGAATTCCGCGCCGTGGTCAATGGTAGGTTTCGCTTTGGGCGACTCTTCAAACCTACCCGCGCACTAGAAATTCCTCAAATGTTTGGAGCATGAACAGCCAATGCGAGGGCGCGTAAGAAATGAAAAAGAGCCTTTTGGCTCCCTTCTGATATCTGGCCCAGATTTCAGAATGGAATCAAAAATTGGTTCCCTAGTAACAAAAAATAATAAATAAACATTATGAAAAACAAAGTTGAAACCTCCGCCGCAAACGCAGCCAGCAAGCCAGCACCTACAGTCAATGTCGAGGGATTGCCGACGATCTATCCAATGGCCAAGGCCGAGGAGCATGTCATCGGCGACGATGAGACGCCTGAGGTTGCACGTTGCCGCAAGGCAATCCAAAAGGCCGCGACAACCATTGCTGAGAAGTCGAAGATCATTCACGATGCCATTGTCGAGGCTGTCGAGGAACACGGCGTCAGCCGCGAGACCATTATCCAATGGGTAGAAGATACCGGGTACAGCAATAGCCGCGCCCGTGACTTAGTGGCCAAGGTTTGGATCGACGCCAAGGGCAAGGCAACGTCAGGCAAGAAAAAGGGAAGCACCAAGAATCCAGACTTGGTGCAAGCCATGATGAAATACGCCCGGAGCATCTGCTCAGATGACGCCGAGGCATCGAAGACCCTCCGCGCCGCGCAGCGTCAGATCGACGCCGCAAGGAAAGCTGCGAACGTGGTCGAGATGGACAAGGCCGCTTAATCCAGTAGCGTTATCACACTAGGGAACATTGCCCTTCGGGGCAATTTTCCTAAGTGATATCTGGGCCAGATATCCAGATGCCACTTAGGAGAATTTTTAAATCCCTGCCAGAGTCATTAGCAACGCACCTGTCTGGCATCGGTGTAACTCCAACCCACCTCTGGTCATAACTGGGCCAGATATTCCCACCATAAACCTCACCCTCCACGTTCCGCGCTCTTCCAAAAGCGTCTCAGGAACGTGGACGGTGCTGCTTATTGGCACAAGTAAACCATCTGTATTATGAGTAAAACACAAATAGTGGAGCATTTCAGCAGAACGCCTGAGAATGCTAAGCACGGCCAAGCAATCGCCGCTGGCCTATTGTCAACCATGAGGCTCGCGGAGTTCCCTTCTAGGGTCATGGACAAGGTGTCTGAGGAAAACGACATAGACACCCACGCCTCTGTTCTGGTCTATGACCTATTGAAGAGGTTCAAGCATGATCCCCTAACTAAGTCGGTCGAGACTTGGATGGGTGTCAAAGGCTTCCGCCTTGGCCTTGTCCCCGAAGGCTTCGACATGGATCGGATCGCTGAGCTTGAGTCCAAGGTCAAGCGCCAAGAAAAGGCGCTGAAGCTTGCCAAGACACGCATCGATGCGGTGTTGGAGGACTAATCCAAACGATATCTGGGCCAGATATGATAACTGGCCCAGATATTAACCAATAAAAATTATGATAGAAAATAACAGTCTTGAACAGGGATATCCATCCCTTGCCAGCGCCAAAAGAGTGGCGCGGTTCCTCAGCGATGCTTACCAGAATGAAAATCTTTTCAAAGGGGTAGACATTGGTGGCCATAGAAATTACCGGGTCGGGCTGTATAGCTCAAAGGGTTTAGTCAGGTACATCCCGCCATGCCCGGTAAGGATGATGGCGTATAACGAACAAGTGAAAACTGGAATCTCAAAACTGGCCCAGATATGAACTACATACACCAGCTACAAGCCAAGGTCGCCAAGCTACAAGGCGAGATCGATGCCGCATACGAGGCGGCTATGCACCTCCGCAAATATGCGGAGTCGGACAAGTTCATGGGAACGCCTGACTTCGGTGGGCCTACCTATATAAGCAAGTACGATGTTATCCATCGTGCCAACGCTATCATTAGCGAGATGCACTCTGCTGTCTACATGACAACGGACTGATAACTGGCCCAGATATGAAAGCTATTAAGACTCTGGGGTGGGCATTGATCACCCTGTTTGTGTACGGATCAATCACCTTCATGCTCATGTCGTATCTGTTATCGGATACGATTAGCGGAGTGAAGATATGGCAATAACCCCTAACGAAAGGACAGTAATGAACAGTAATAACTAACAACAGAGGAACGTGCAGCCGCAAGGCTGTGCCTTCCCTAGTGCTAATGCCTAGCGCGTTGTCACTAGGGAGGGTGCAACACCACTCCAAGTAACCAAGCATTATGAATGCAAACACACAATACAAGCGGAGCCAACCCAGACTTATGGGTCAGGCTGTTATCGATGCAAACGTGGCAACATGGCAGAAGAAAAAGTTTGGGCGAGAGTTCAAGCAATCCTTCGGTTCGATGTCACTCGTCAAGGGTGGAGCAGCGTTAGACGCGATGTTCCCTAACCTCAAATAACTGGCCCAGATATGAGCTACTACTACGGAAAACCGAAAGCTGCCCCTAAGGGGTGGATGTATGTCGCTTGGGCTGGAACCAAGGAGATCAAGGATGAACTCAAGGAACTGGGCTGCAAGTTCTGCGGCCTAGACCCGGACGGGGTTGAGAAGAAGGGATACTACTCTCCACCTGAGAACCATGATGAGGCGATGGCGCTGCTGCCTGACCCTACTGACATGACCAAGTGGTCGCCTGTTAGGGGTGATACCTTCAAGATAAAGGATGAACTGAAGGTAAACTTCGGAGCGAAGTGGATCATGGTTGTGCCTAAGCACCAAGAGAAGAACGCACAGGAGTATCTTCTCGGATCAACAGCCCGATAACTGGGCCAGATATTATGATTCATATATGTGACAGCTATATATGTGACAGTTGCGGCGAAGCGGAAAGCGACAAACTTGAGGTGGTTGAAGTCATCAAGCCAAGCGATCCCTTTAACGAGTCTGTTCATAGTGGCCC